GTCCTGCACCACTGCGGTTGAACGACGACAGACCCAAACGACCTGACGAACCTTGACGATTCACTAGATCTGCACCACCATCACGGGCGGCTGCCGCCGAGCTTGAAGCTCGCGCGAGCATCGCCGTTAGGCGAGCACCACTCATCACGACCGACCCGGTCGGTCGCGACTTTCTTTGCGCTTTTGCCTGCACATTCGGCTTCGTCGATATAGCTCGACGACGGCTGGAAGCACTTGAGCTTGCCTTCCTTTGAGAATTCATTGGGTCCCCTCTCATATGCGTGGATTGAGAAGCCACGCGGGCGACTATGCCCCACCCTTGAACCAAAGTTGTCTGTAACGCGACCGTCTCATAGCTTAGCGCTCTGCTTAGCTGCGATAGTCTGGCTGGTATTCCTCCAGCTGTTACTTAAACCTCGATCCCGTCCGTTGTAGTCTGTAGACCATCCGTGTAGCAAAGACGCTTACACTTGGCTCGCTCCTTAACGCGATTTGGACGCGCACTTAACGTGCTTCGGGGTAGACCGGTTCGGCGGCGACGCGCGAGGTGTGTTATGAGCGGCTGTAGTATCTCCAACTACGCTCACTGCTGGCGATTGATCATATCGTAACAGCATTCACACATCCAGGCACGTCCCGCCGTGGGGTGCATTCATTGTATGCACCAAACTTCTCCAGACAATCAATACTCGACTGAGCAGCGCGCTGCGCCACCCTTCGTCCACGCTTCGTCATTATAACTAAGCGCGCGAGTTGCTCGACTATCACAGGAACGGCTCTGGTCCACGGTGGTTCGCTATGCGACACCTATCCGGACCCATAACCGTATGAGATTTGAATTCCCTTCAGAAGAGGCTAGGTACAGCAAGGTGCCTCATCTTTCCCGTCCACGACATCATCGAGCACCGCATCAGCGAATGTGCTCCAGAAGTGTCCATTGTGGTCGGGGAGATCGAGGTCCTCGTTCTGTTCCTGCTCCAGCACCGCAACGTATTCATTCCACGCGCGTGCCTCTCTCTCCTCTCTCTGTTCACTCGTCTCGTGAATTCGAAGTCCGACGCGATTCGCGACCTTCCTGTAAAGAACCAGCTCTTCATAGAGATGCGGGTTGTCCAGGTTAAGTGTCGGATACACGTGGAGCTCACGATCGCGCATTTCGACATATTGCCCTTCTGAGGCAAGTTTCTGTCGTAGCGCTCTCAACTGGCCACCCGTCTCACAGCGCCGCTTGCCCTCCGGCTTTGCGAATCTGTGGACGTCTAGGCCCTTGAAGATGTACGTGAGTTGTTTCTTATCGATGCTAGTCTGAGACGACAAGCACCAATTCACGGGATGGACCGATTCGACCAGTTTGGCTGACCACGGGAGCATAGGGCAGCTCGCCAATTGTGGTACCAACACGACACGCTTTCGTATGTCGACTATCGAATTATCGAGGTCAGGGTCTTCCTGTAGTCCGATTGGCTTGAACGGGGGCTTTAACAGCTCATCCCGATACCAACTTCTGCGCAGACCATACGCCAGTGCGAGTTGCCTCTTACTGACGCCTCGCTCCAGTTCACCCTTGGCCTCACCATGCACAAAGTGAGTTCCAATCGGCAGTTTCATGCCGAGGCCACCCATGGTGGCGGGGAAATACCAATTAAGCGCTGTACCATCGTACATGCGCGAGCACTTCTTAAGCTGCTCTTGGTTATAGAACCGGAAGCGCGAGTCCGCGCGGATCTGATTGAGTGCTCCATGCAGCACACGTGAATGCAGGTAGTGGACAGGCTTGTCACGGCCCTCTTCTTGTCGGGTTACTTTGCTCTGGCCGAGCAACATACCGACGTTGAAAAAAGGAACGTAGACCGCCCTCCCCTTCTTCTGGTAGAATAGAGCACTATTGACTGTGCCGTACTTCCAGTGAAAGAAGTTCTTTCCTGCGCTTGGTGAGAGACCCGTCTCATGTAGTGTCGCGAGCCAGTGTTTATACTGCTCCGAATTACACTTGAACATGATGTCGTCTCCGTTCACCAGCACGTTTAGCTGCTTCCAGTCGGCCACCTCGGGCGCGACGGTCATCCAGTAGTGCACCAGGTTGATGATACACAATACTGGAAAGGAGAGCACTGATCCCATGAGCTGTCCGTTCTGCTGCAGAACGGGCTCTATGCCTGATTTAGCACCATACTCTATCCTGTGCTCGTACAACACCAGACGAAGAGTCTGCCTCAGCTGAACCTGCCGCTCATGCGGTAAGGCAGCCATCTCAGGGCCTTGGAAAGCCTTGAGGAGCATCTCCTCGAAGACCAGCTTCGTAAGCTCGATCTTGATGTTGTCCGTTGCCGCAGAGAAGTCGCCAGATGCGATCTGAACTCCGTTGGGCGTGCACTTCTCTCCCCTCCTAAAGAAAGCTTCAATGACAGATTCAGTCAGAGGAGCCCCAATGAGGCAGAAAGGAGTATGTCGGCGGAGCGATGAGTGCATCGCTCTCTGAAACGCCGAGGCGACCGCGTATGCATACGGGTCACCGGCTGTGATGTTACGAACTTTTAACGGCTCACACACTGAATGCACTTCAGCGTTGAGGTTTTCGACCTGGTCCTCCGCTCGCCCTTGCGTTACGGTATCGACCAGGGACCAGAAGCGCGGCGACACATAGCCACGCCTCTCCGTTACGCCCTTGTACGGACAGAAGTCCATTGCCAAGAGCTCGTCCGAAGACTCACACTCACCAGACTGAATTCCCCGACTCAACAGGTACGCCTTAGCGCCGCCTGTTGCCTTCGAACCGCCGTGGCCACCAGTGGCACAGGCGTTCGTCGAGAACTCATGGATCTTGGTCAGATCATCGAATCTCATGTCGCGAATAATGTCAGCGACCCTCTCACGGAACGTGTTGAGGTAAGACTCGGAAGTTGGTGCACCCTGCTTATCCATAGCAGCTCGATGTTTCACGAGTGAGGCGGTAACAAAAGCCTCAGGCACCACGGCCGCCGCGCGTTTTAGCTGCGCGATGGACCAGAACAGGTGTTGATTTCGCGGTCTGAGACCACTAATCAGACGGTTGGACAGCACACGCCGAACCGACCCTGTGAACAGAAGGGGAGCGCCACCACTCCAAGTGGATGGCGCAGGCGGTAGAACCACCTGCTTCAGACTCCGCGCGTGCTCCCACGTTGTCGAGTATTTAAGCAAACCAATGTACTCATCGTACGACTGGCACTCGATCAACGTGTTGAACACGCTGCAAATGGCTCCTACATCATGACTGCTTAGAAAATCAGCATCATGATCGGATAGGATCTCGATCAGACCAATCGAGACCTGCAAAGCACTGCAGAACCACTCCTTCACCAACGAGGGACCACTCACCATGAGTTGGCCCCCCTGCGTACGACACTCTAGTCCGATACACGAATTCTCATAAATGTTCTTGAGATCCCGTGTGTCAACAGACCCGAGAGCCAGCGAAACTACTGTAGGGTAGCTAACTGACTTTCCGGGCCTGCGGAGAGCGTCGCACCGCGCAACTTGCGCGGTACGCACCTTTGACAACAGATAAAAGGCGCGAAGTATCTTCATTGATAACCTCGCGTCAGTGCCCTTTACGGCACTTCTAGTTGAATTTTCTATCCCGCACTCCTTCTTCAGGGGCGGCGGCAA